AACATGGCATCATCACCCTGCGATGCTAAGAAAGTCCCTTCTAAGAAAGGGGCAGCATTTCCACCTAAGATGAAGAAACACGCAACGCGGTATAAACTATTGTTAACCATCCCACTTGCTAGAAACGTAATCCAAACTCCTGACTTTAATACTCCGTAAAATTGGACTAGAGCCAGATTGAACTCAACAGGAGCATCGCGCATTGCATCTAAATAGAGCAGGCAAGCACGTGTTTCTCTCGTGGTATAACCGAGTTGCGGTAGCACAGAACACAAAACGGCTTTTAAGGCCATAAAGGACTGTGCACTTTGACTCGTGTCGTACCCCGAATAATCGGAATCGAAAGCGAAAGTGTAACGTTCCATAATCTCTAGCAATTCACCCCAATCTTCTCGTGTATGGTTCATGCCTCCTACTAGTCCAGATTTAACTGGATTCGCGGTGCAATACGAGTTGAGTCGAGCAAATAACATCTTCCCTACTAAAAGAGCGGGGGTTGGAAATATATAAAACAATCTAACTTTGCGCTTACCACTGAATTCTTCACGTACTACTATCTCATCTTTGAGCGCTGTAGCGACTCTAAACAAGACTTGATGACCTGATTCGAGTTCACCTAGAATTTTCATACTTATGTCTTCTAATTCAGGCAACCACTGTAGCGGTGAATCTGGACTTTCGCGCCATATCATTTCTTCCTTCTTCGGATAACCTGGGCCACCAGAAGTTCTAATATCCACTTTGTTTAAGAAGCGATCGTTGAACAATCCATTAATGGCTTGAGAGAAACTTAACTTAACAGGTCCTTCTCGCAATTCATCGGGTATATCTGAACAAAGCGAGCTTGCGTAATCATCAACTGCTTTATCAACAACCCATCTTGGTACTAGGGTCATCTTATTTTGGATTTTTGTCCAACTATTTTGATAATCACGATGTCTCAGAAAACGAGGTGGACCGAACTTGTTCATTTCTTCGGGAAGAAAGGACTGCAACAGAGCTGGTTCAATTTTTGATTTAGGTTTTACTCCTTCATTAAGTGCTCCAAGCACCGTTAGGGTTTTTTCCTTAACCAAAGGATTGGTGTCGTATTCGGACTGAAAACATGAATGTCGATGTAACAATGTGGGACTCGAAACTTCTTTCAACTTCCCTTTTCCGAGAGTGGTTTGGTCGAAACGCGTTGAATGCGGTACAATCATACTAGAAGAATCAAGATGTTGAAAGGCCATATCAGCGGTGAGAGCGTGGGCTACACCGTATTTAGACAGAACGTGAGGCTGAGTACCTCCCATGTGAAAAGCAATGATTTTGTAAGGAGCTGCGGTTGCGAAAACAGGTTGCATGCACATACCTTTTTGGGTGTGGACGCCTGC